ATCTTCTCTCTCTCCCCCAGACCAACCAACCAGAGGGTTTGTCGTCACATGAACGTCGCCGAGCTGCGCCTGGCGCTCGACGAACTCGGTGTGCCGTACCGATCACGCGACCGCAAAGCCGTACTCGAGCAGCTCCACCTCGACGCCACCCAGATCGACACCCCGCAACAGCTGCACCTCGCCGGCGTCGAGCCCCGCAAGCTCGGCCCCGTCGAGCGCGCATCACGCGAAGACATGACCGTCCTCAACGATCTCGGTGTGATCCCCGCCGGCTCGAAAGCGTTGGAGGCCACCTACCGCCGCCTCGCCCGCCAGATCGACAAAGCCACCGACGAAGACGACCGCTACGGCGTCATCAACTCCGCCCGCGAGCTACGTCAGCTACGCGCCGGTCTCGGTGTCACCACCGGCGGCGCCGACGACGACGCCCTGCGCGAGTTCATGGTCGGCGTACTCGAAGCGGTCACCGAGTCACCCCCGACGTGACCTCCCTCACCCTCGACCGCCTCGACTGCCCACCCCAGTTCGGCACCGCCCGCGACCTGTCGCGCCCGACGACCGGCGCCGAAGTCGACATGGTTCACCTGATGCTGCACCGCAACCGGCAGCACCCGTGGCAACGCTACGTCGCTGACGTGTCCGGCGAACTCGACCCGGCCACCGGCCGACGCCGCTACTTCACGAACATCGTGGTGATACCACGCCAGCAAGGCAAGACCACCCACGTGCAGGACCACCTGACGTGGTCTTCACGTCGAGCACCGAACCGCACCACCGTCTACGCCGCGCAGACCCGACTCGACGCCAAGTTCAAGATCATCGACGAGTTCGCCGACGGCGTCCTCGCGTCGAACCCGTTGCTGTCGGCACGGTTCCGGGCCCGCCGCTCGAACGGCTCCGAGTCGATCCGCTGGACCGACGCCGCTGCTGCGCGTTCGCTGATCACGATCGTGGCCACGAACGACACCGCCGGCCACGGCCTCACCAAGGTCGACGAGGTAGTCCTCGACGAGGCCTGGTCTCATCGCGACATGACCATCGTCAACTCGCTCGTGCCGACGACCGCGGCCGCAGTCGATCCGCAAGTCGGGATCTTCTCGACGGTCGGCGACGGCCTCGACGGTCTGCTCCAGCACTACGAGGAGATCGGCCGTGCGTCGCTGCTCGACCCGGACACCACCGTCTGTTTCTTCATGTGGTGCGGCGACGACACCGCCGACCGTGACAACCCGGCCGACTGGGCCCGGTTCATGCCGTCGCTCGGCCGGTCCGTGAGCGTCGAACGGATCCGACAGTTCCGTGAAATGATGGGCGCCGCCGAGTTCGACCGCGGGTTCCTCAACCGGCGCCCACGTGTCGCCGACTCATCCGACCTCGACGCCGTCGCGTTCGTCGAGTGCGCCGCGATCGGTGTGCAACCGGAACCACCGTTGACGGTCGCGGTGGAGATCTCGATCGACCGGCTGCACACGTCGATCGCTGTCGCCGGCCGCACCGTCGTCGACGGCCTCGACGTGCTCGCCGTGGTCATCGATCGCCGACCCGGCACCGGGTGGGCAGTGTCGGCGCTGGAGCAGCTGTACGCCACCCGACACGTCGAACGGTTCTACGCCGACACCCGAGCCGGCGCCGGCGGCATCATCGCCGACTGCGCCGCCCGCGGTATCCACGTCGAAGACGTCACGACCGGTGACCTGGTCTCATACAACGGTGTGACCGTCGACGAACTCGCCGCCCGCGGTATCCGCCACGCCGACCAGCCGTGGCTCAATGACGCTGTCGCCGGCATCAAGAAACGACCGATCGGTGACGCGTTCGCCTGGTCGAAGCTGGCCTCGCCGAACGACGTCGCCCCGTGGTGCGCGGCGTCAGTCGCTATCGGCGCTCACCGGCGACTGTTCCCGCCCGGTGTCGCCGTGCAACGAATCGGCTGACCGCCGCCGAGACCACAGCAGTTCCTCGACGTCGCCTCGACGGTGGCGGATGGTGCGGTACCCGAGCCGAAAGAACGGCAGATCCCCATCGAACCGCCACCGGCGCACCGTGTCGGTCGACACCTTCGCCAGCTCCGCCACCTCACCCGTTGTCAGCAGTTCGTCGCTGTCAGCGTTCGATGTGGTCACGTCGCTACTGTACGCGTCGCGCTGTGCTGGTGGCTGCCATGTTCGGCCGCTCCGCACGCCACCGTCGTTCCGACGTCTCACTCGTCACCGAAGTACTCGCCGCTATCCGCTCGGCGCGTGTCGTCGGCGCACCGATCCCCGTCGAGCAGCTCCCCGTTGCTGTCGGCCTCGCCAACCTGCACGCCGACGTGCTCTCGGCGATGCCGTTGACGACCGCCACCCGGCGCACACCGGCGGTGATCGTGCAACCCAACCCCGACGAGTCACGACAGACCACCGTGCACAAGCTCGTGCAGTCGTTGTGGTGGACCGGCAACGGCTACGCCATGCTCGGCCGCGACGCCATCACCGTCCTCGACCCGAACCGTGTGTCCGCCGAGTACGACCCCGACGACCCGTTGCGTGTCGCTCACTGGTGGTACGACGGCGAACACGTGCCCCGCAACGGAATCGAGTGGATCAAGCTGAACGACGACCCCCGCTACGGTCCGCTCGGCCGGTCGCCGCTGTCGATGGCGTCGGAACCGTTGCGAATGTACGGCTACGCGTACGCGTACCTGTCTGAGTTCTTCTCAGCCGGCGGCAACCCCTCGACGGTGCTGCAACGAGCCAACGGTGCAGCGAACTACGACCCCGACCAAGCCGGCGCCGACTGGGTCACCGCCCGCCAGAAACGCCGCCCAGCGGTGCTCCCCACCGGCTGGACCTTGCAGGTCCCGGCCAACAACGGCGAACTCGAAGCGATCTCACGGATCCTCGAAAAGTGCGCCGCCGAGCTCGCCCGACTCGTCAACGCCCCACCGTCGCTCGTGAACGCCGAAGCGAACGGATCAATGACCTACTCGACGGTCGCCGGTGAGATCTCCCGATGGTTGGCGCTGTCGCTCGTGCCGACATGGATCACCCGCCTCGAAACGTTCTGGTCGAACATCGCCGACGAACCCGTCGACATGGACACCGACGTCATGTTCCGCCTGGTGTCACCCGTCGACAACGCCGGCACCCCGATCCCGACCACGAACCCGCCCCGTCTGGAAGCCGTGTCATGATCCGCACCCGCCACCGCCGTGCAACAACCACCTCCGACGGCTCGACCGTCACCGTGTGCCTGGTCCCGTGGGACACCCCCGAGCAGGTCACCGACAACGGCCGCGACTATTACAACGAGTCGTTCGCCCGCGGTGGCCTCAACGTCCCCGACCGACTGCTCGGCGAACTCGAACACGACGGCCAGCTGATCGGCCGGGCGCTCGCTGTCGACGACCGCGCCGACGGCCTGTACGCCGACGTCCGCATCTCGGCCTCGACCGCCGGCCGCGACTTCCTCGCCGACCTTGACGCCGGCATCTACGAAGCGGTCTCGATCGACTTCGACGCCGACCCGGCCCCGGTCGCCGCCGGCGCCTCGATCTCCCGATCCGGTGCCCAGCTGCGCCGGTTCGCGTTCACCACCGATCCCCAACACCAAGGTGCCCGCGTTGTCGGTCGCCGATCCAACACCACAGGAGCAACCGTGACCACCGACACCACCACCACCGACGACGACCTCGACGAAGAGATCGACGAAGAGACCGAAGAGACCGAAGAGACCGAGACCGAGGCGACCGACGCCGCCGCACCGGCCCAGCGGTCGCGGCAGCGGTCCGCACCTCGACCCGGCGCACGCGTTGGCGGCGCCCGAGTCGGCGCCCGGTTCCGTTCCGTCGGTCACTTCGCTCTCGCCGCCGCCCGCGGCGAGGTGACCGGCGACGAACTCGCCCGCTACCAGCGAGCACTCGCCACCACCACGACCGCCGCACAGACCGGTCTCGTCCACGAAGAGTGGATCCGAGAAATCATCGACTTGCAGGCGTCGGTACGGCCAACCGTCGAGATGTTCTCGACGCGTGACCTCCCCGCCGAAGGCGACTCGGTGAAGCAGCCGAAGGTCACCACCCGCGCTACCGCCGGCAAGCAGGACCCCGAGAACTCCGAGATTGCTTCGCGTGCCGTTGTCGTCACCCCGGTCACCTTCGACCTGGAGACGTTCGCCGGCGGGCAGGGCATGTCGTTGCAGACGGCGTTGCGTTCCTCGCCGGAGTACGTCAACGAGGTGCTGCGCCTGCACCTCGAAGCGCTCGGCGAAGCGGTCAACACCGCAGCAGCGACCGCGGTGGTCGCCGGCATCCCCGCCCCCCAGCAACTCACCCAGGCTGGCACGTTCAACGCCGCCGTCAACGCGGCGGTGGCCGGCATGTACAGCACCCTGCGCCGGTTCCCGACGTTCATTCTGCTGTCGGTGTCGAAGTGGCAGGAAGTCGCCGACCTCGAAGACTCCGACGGCCGACCGATCTACCCGGCGCTGTCGGCTGCCGGATCGATGGGCACCCTGTCGTTGCAGTCCGACACCGGTGAGCAACGCAACCTGCGTTGGCGCATCGAACCGGAACTCGCCGCCGACACCGCCGTGGTCGCTCACGCCGAAGCGTTCCGAACGTTCCTCGGTCCGGTAGCGACGCTCACCGCTGACGTGCCCGCCACGCTCGCCCGTGACACCGCCGTCTACCAGTTCGCAGCGATGGGTGTCGTCGACACCCGCGGCCTGTACGAGATCGGCCCAGTCTCGTGACGGTCGCCGAGCTGAAAGCAGCACTCGACGACGCCGGCATCGACTACCCGGCCGACG